AAAGGTTGCGTTTCCTGTGGACTGTAATGCTCCTGTAATTGTAACGTTACCGGAAAAAATTGCATCGCCTTCGGAAGAAAAACCTCCTTTTACGTTAAGATTACCGTCTGGATTGAAATTTGTCTTGTTACTCATATAATTCGCCTATAGTTCAATTACTATTATGTTGTATTTATCAATTTGATGCAAAAGTCAAAAAAAAGCACCACCCGAAGGTGGTGCTCTAAATCTAGTAAGTTCCTAAGTTCTTACTGGAATGCAACGTTGGCTAAAGTGATAGCATCAACGTAGTCTGCCGCGTTACCAAGAGATGACGCAGTATTTGTAAGTTCGATATAACCATATCTAGTCATGAAACTTACTACTGGTTCAAAACTGCTTGGATCCATTACTGGGCCTGTGCTCATTAATGGAATGTATGGGCAGTAGAATGCAGGAGCATCAGTTTCGCTTGAACCTTTGTAACCAACAAGTACTTTTGTACCGTCAGCCGCATAAGAATCAACAAACACTTTGATAGAGCCGTTTAAGACACCAGCAAGTTTTGTGTTAGTAGGTGCTTCAAAAGAACCTTCTGTTGTTCTTGCGAAAGTTGAAGTAGATGCTGATTGTAAAATTGTCAATGCTTCTGGAGAAACAACGATGTAGTTACCTGCACCTCTTCTTGTTCTAGCCGCGATTCTGTTTGCCGCTCTGTTGATTTCGATAGCCAATAACGCATGTCTATCACCAACGTATGTTGGAGTATAGTCACTGCTAATAGCACCGAAGTCAAGAGTTGTACCTGCGCCAGCAAGAGTTCTTAATGAACCGATAATTTCTTGGTCGATTTCAACAACAATCTCTTGTGCTAGAGCCTGCATGATTTCTGCTTCAACATCAAGACCGTGCATTGCTTCGGCATCTTGAGCTGACTCAAATGTCCATCTTGCACTTAAACGTCTTGTTTTTGCTTCAACAGTTTGCTTCAAGATTTGAATGCTCATCTTGTTACCTGCTGTACCTTCTGCAGTTGCAGTGGCATCAGGTGCACCAGAATATGCACTTGCAATCTTGAATGGGCTTAATGCCTCGTCACCTGGGTTAACACCAGATGCACTGTCGGCATATCTCACTCTTAATGTGTGAATTTGTCCTACTGGACCACTCATTGGTTGTACACCAACAAGCTCGTTAGCGATAACTGAAGGCATAACCCTTCTGATTAACGGTAACATTACTTTGTTTAAAGTAGCAATGTTGCCAGCCTGTGTAGCACCGCTTGATGCTGATTCCTGAAGATATCTTTTGCTATTTTCAAGGACCACGTCAAGTGTACTTTTTCTTGAACCACTTAAACCCTCAAGTAGTGCATCCTTAGTTGCTGACCAATTGCTTTCAAATAATTCTGCCATTTCTTATCTCCTAATTTGAAAGTCCGGCTAATTTACGGATTTCGTCAATTTCAACGACACCCTGTTCATCTTCAGTTGAAGGCTGAACGTCTTTGTTACCAGTGTGTTCTTTAATCACTGATTCATTTAATGGTTTACGATCTTCTTTAGGTGTTTCGCCGTCTAAAACACTTGGAAGATATTTGTTAAATTGCTTCTCTAAGTTTTCAGTTTTTACACTTTCAAGAAGGTCAACCATTATCTCTTTCTTTCCTTTTGCTAAGTTCTTAAGTAAAGAATCCATAGTCTCTTTACGAGCATATCTGTCTTCTGCTACTCTCAACTTGCTTTCAGTAAGTTTAGTTTCTTCTGCTTTCGCTTCTGATTCTGCTTTACTTTCATCAAGTTGTTTTTTCACTTCTGCAATTTCTTTTTGTAAATCTTTCACTTCTGAGCTTTCGTTCAAGTAACTTGATCTGTACTCATTTGCAAATGACTCAAATATTCTACGACCGAAATCGTTCTCTCTTGCGGCTGTGATATCGTCTCTAAATTGTGCAACATTCTCTTTTACAATCTTGTTGACAACTGTTTCAACTTTGTCAGCGGCTTTCTTAATGAAATCTGCTTTAGATTCAGCAAGTTGTTTTTTGCCTTCTCTAATCATTTTCACTCTTTGCTCAACAAGAGCCTGCTTGTCAGCATGGAACTCTTTAAGTTCACTGCTTAACTGCTCAACTACAAAGTCATCAAGTTTAGTAACGTGATCCTGAACGTTAGTTCTATCAGCTCTTAACTCTTTAACTTCTTTTGCTAGTTGTTCAGCAACAAACTTCTCTAATTTTTGGGCATGTTCGCTAACAGCCTTTTTGTAAGCAACTCTTTCTTCAGCGACTTTTTGCTTATCTTCAGCAAGTTCGGCAATTTCTGCTTCTACTCTTTCTTTGATAAATCCGTCAACTGCTTCAACAATCAAGCCTTTGTCATGCTCATATCTTTGAGCAAACTCTTCTCTTAATTCTGCTGTAAGTTCCTCACGGGCTTCGGCAAGACGACTTTCCCAGGCCTCAACGATACTAGAACGAACTTCTTCGTTCATATCGCTAGACTCGATAAGGTCTTCAAAATTTACTGCCATAGTAGTCTCCTACCTCAATTTTAATTCGTTAATAAAATTAACGATCTGTTTACTTAAATGCCTTTCTGCATTTTTGTTATGTGTATAGTCTTGAGCAATATCATAAATCATGCTCCCGCCTCTCATGTTAAACAAAGACTCATAAATGGTCTTTGGATAGGCGTCTGGGGCACTTGGTTGGGCGACTATATCTACAGTAACGATATCAAAATCGGAAACTCTTCCGCTTTCGTTAACATTACCGCTCCCTCTACTGGATACTCCAAGTTTTGCGCCTGCTTTTAATAAAGCCTTTGCAATGTTCCCCATTGGTGTATCAATAATTTTTAACTTTCCTAGACCGTTTGAGCCATCACATTGCATTTCTGTAATGATATGACTCACTCTGTCCAAGTTAATCTGTAATTCTTCTGGGTGATCTAACTCTCCCATTACAGTTTCACCTTTGTTTAACCTACCAGTTACGTTTTCGACTGCTTTTTGTATTTCATCTTTAGGATATACTCGTCCATTTTGGTTCTTTACATCACCTTGGATGAATAATCCTTGCATAAACAAGTCCTTTCCGTCATTAGATTCGAGCAATTCGATTCTATTCTGTTCTGGACCTAAATATTCATATAACTTACGCACCGTCTATAACTCCTGGTATAAAAGCAATTAAGCCTTTTTTGGTTCTACTTTGATGTTGTCAGATGGTGTGTGATCCTTAGCACCTTCGCCTTTGTTGCCTTCACCGCCGTCTTTGACTGCTACAGGTTCACCTGCGCCTTCAACTTTAGTGCCTGCTGGCTTTTTGCTAAATGGTGATTCGTTGTTATCAGCGTCGCCACCTTTTGGTTCTGCAACGTTGTCAGACATTTTAGTTGCTTCTTCAACAACTTCATCGTCTTCTTCAACTTCTTCATCTAAATCGTACTCAACTGACTCTTCTTCCATTTCTGGTTCCATGTCCATGTCCATTTCTGGTTCCATGTCCATTTCTTCGTCGTCTTTACCATCTTCGTCTGCTAAAAGTTTTTCAAATTCAGCTCTGAGATCATCAAGTTCAGATTCAAGTTCGTCGACTTTGTCTTCTAACTCTTCTTCACCTTCTGGCTCGTCACCTTCTTCGTCATCTTCTTCGCCGATCTCATCAGATTCAATTTCTTCATCTGCTTCTTCAACATCTGAAACAAAGTCTGCTTCTGGGTCTGCTTGATCAATCATCTCTTCAACAGCCTCTTCTTCAGATTCTTCAGCCTCTTCAACTGCTTCTTCTTCTGATTCTTCTGCTTCTTCGATTTCTTCTTCGTTAGTTTCTTCCTCAACTACTTCATCTTCGTCTAAGATTCGCTCGTACTCTGCTCGAGCAGTTTCAACGACATATTCGTGAAGTAGCTCTTCGGCACGCTCGTTATCTTCAGCAAGTAGGAATTCTAAAACTTGTTCTAGTTTACTGCGTTCTGACATTATGAGCTCCTAATATATTAATATAAGTTTAGTGTATACATACACATTCGTGGAC